GTTGGCATCAGTCAGTCACCACATACAAGGTCGTAGCGTCAGGAGTGAGAGCGTCGTACTCAGCCTGCGTGAGTGCGACGACCTGAGTGATGCTGGCATCTGCGCTCTCCACGGCGGTCGCCAGTAGGTCGGCTACGTCCCTTGCTCTGGTCATATGAAAACTCCTTGCGAATCAAACAATGTCGGACTATGGGACTAATCACCGGAAGTAAGTTCAGCCACATCAGCCGAACCACCGATCCCGGTTTTGCTCACAAACTCAGGCAAGAAACCAGCCTGATGAATGGCGTTCAACTGCGCCCACTCAACCTTGCCCTGACCAAGAGCCTGCAACTCCGCTTGACGACCGAGGCGTGCCTGCCAGTAGGTAGGCTGCGCCGCCTCAATCTCATCGCGGGTGAACTTGTGTGGAAACTGGTCATACAGTTCAATCAAGTGATCCAGTTCGCGCTTGAAACCACGCTCCAACAGGCGACTATCCTCAAGGTCTATCTCCCTGATTTGTGCCTCAATCTGGTCAGCCTTACGATCCGACTCCTTGAGTTCATCAATCTCTGCTTGAGCCTTCTCCACCCTCAACACCGACTTCTTGTATTGAACAAGTGCGCCCTGCAATTCCAAGCACACCTGATGAAAGGCCATTTCGATCGTGTCATGTTGACCAAGCACGAAGCGTTCCAGTTGGAATCGTGAACGTGGCTGAGATACTTCCTCAATGGAGGCGAGAATGTCTGGCCTGTCAATCATCAAACGTCCCACAATCCCTGAGCCCAATACTGGGCGTGCCCAAATCCGCTATCAATGGTTCCAGTCGCGGCGACGTTTGTAATCATGCTCAACGTCCTAGTCGCGTAGTCCATTTTCTGAACGTAATTCTGGTAACTAGAGTTAAGGCCCCCGTGCCAAACCCCGTGGTCGTCAAAAGAAATCCCGCAAGGCCGTTGCACTAGCGCACCTGTGCGAGCGATGCTTGAGAGCGTGGCAGATCCGTAGGCAAAACTCTGAATAGTGCGAGTGTCGTAGGAAAAATATGCTGCTACACCGTCATCAACAATCGCACTTGCAAACTCCTCAGACCACCCGGCTCCAAGATAAGTAACAGTTTCGGTTGTCATATCAAACTGCTCTAGGCCGCTACTAGGACTGGTCGAAACTGTCCGACCGCCATTTTGGTATCCGGTGTTGTTGGTCGTGTGATGCCAGTACGCTCTTTGATAACGACTGCTTGCCGCCGTTGCACTAAGGCGGGTAAATGTCTCAGTCGAATACAACACCTTGTCAATAGAATTAACATGAGTTGATGAGGTGCGACCGCAAGCCGTGTAACCCGCGACGTTCCGACTCCAAAAACTAGAGGCACGGTTCACGTTATCCCACGGAGATGAAGAAGCCGCCAGACTACTCCACGTTTCCGTGGGGTACGCCAACTTGTACACATCGTCGTGGTAGTCCACACCGCCAAGGATTCCCTTGCCAGCGTATCCAGCGTTCCCCTTGTCGGAAACCGCCGTGATGTAATACATGCTCACCGGCATCGTCGGCCCCGAACTCCACGACTCAGCAACCGCGTTGTACTTGGTCACACTTGCAGTATCCGGCAACCCCCCAAGAATGTAGCCAGTCTGATCTATCCACGAAGGTTGCGAAGAAGCCGATGAAGCCTGTGAAGGAATCAAACGCATAGCAACCGAGTTCTCAGCAGTCTGCGTGCTCATCGCTACTTGAGTGAAGCCTGCTGCGCCAACCGTGAAGTTAGTGCCAGAGTTACTTGCCAGAGTGGTCGTGCCGTCACCCAAGTAAACCTCAACCGGGTCGCTGGAAGTCACCTGCACGTTGCCGGAAGTTTGAGGAACCGTGAACGTGTGAGTTCCTTTATCAGTCAAAGTTTTCGACAGCAGGAATGACCCGTCAGCGTTCTTCAACCGCTGGATACTCACTAGGAAATCTCCAATCCGCTGATGTGGAAGTTCACGGTCGTCGCCGAAGCCAAGCCCGTGATCGTGTTGGTCGCGTCAAGCACCTGCTTGACCTCCCAAGTAATCGAATCATTCGCAGCCACGGTCACATCGTTTGCAATCGCAACGCTGTTCAACTCAATATCAAACGTCGCATCAGCGGCAGCAGTATTCGCTACCGTAATCGACGTAACCAGCGTCTTAGTTGCAGACGGAACCGTGTACAACGTGGCACTACTGGTCGAAGCAGCCCCACGGAACAATGCCGTAAATGTGTTTGCCATTCTTTCTCCTTAGAGTCCCAACAGGGCTAATGCTTCAACCGAAGTCAATTCAGTCTTAGTCGCAAACAAGGCATCGGCCTGTGTCTGCGTGTAAGTGTTCGCTACGTTGAACGAAGCGAACGCCACCACCACCAGCACATCATTCAACGCCGCACCGGAAGCGAGCGTCACCGTGTTCGTGCTGGTCGTGTAGTCATCACCGGGGCTAAGCAGCACACCGTTCAAGAACACCTGAATCAGGCCGCTCGTAAACGACATAGACACGGCGTTATCGTCATTCCCCGTGAACGCCGTCTGCGACGCGGTAGCCGTGTACTCGTAGGTGACAATCGACGCGACCGAAGCGGCACTAGCCTTCAACCAGCCAGAACCGTCATAGACGTACATGCCGATCTGCTCAGCAGTACCCGTGGACAAGTAGGCGAGAGCACCAGTAACTAGCGGATCTCCGTCATTGTCGGTACTAGGTAGCGACGATTTGCTCCCGAGAAATCTGTCATCGAAATTATCTAACGCCGTCGCAGCGGCAGCAGCCGAACTAGCGGCAGCCACCTGAGAAGCAGCAGCCGAACTAGCCGACGAAGCCGCATTCGATTCGCTAGTCGCAGCCGCTCCCTGTGAAGCCAAAGCTGCAGCAGCACTAGCCGCCGCAGAAATCACATCAGCGTTCGTAGAGACAACATCAGCGTTCGTCGCAACAACATCAGCAGCCGTCAAAATGGCATCGGCAGCAGCCGAAGCAGCCGAGGTCGAAGCCGAAGCCGACGACGTTGCCGCGTTCCCCTCGCTGACTAAAGCCGCCGCAGCCGAAGCAGCCGATGCTGCCGCCGAAGATGCACTCGCCGTGGCCGACGAAGCCGAGTTCGTGGCCTGAGTCGTCGCCGCCACAACCTGCGACGTAACACCAGTCTCAACAAAGTTCTTCGTCGCCGCATCCTGCGCGTTCGACGGATCAGCAAGACCCGTGATCTTGTTACTACCAGCAGCAAGATCACCACCGAGCGTTCCGCTCGTAATCGTCTGCCCCGACAACGTGCCACCCGTCACCGTTCCAGAAACAGTCGCACCATTAATCGTCGGGCTAGTCAGAGTCTTATTCGTCAACGTTTGGGTGTCTGTCTCACCGACCACAGCTGACCCCGAACCCAAGCCATGCACAGCCTCAGACGCATCCTCATGGCTCCGACTATCAGCAAAGTCCCGAGCTGACACGCCATGCTCAATAGCGGCACCAGCCGTATGCGCGATACCCGTAGTGCCATCCACACCACGAGTGATCGTCAACGAGGTGCCAGATCGAGCCGTCACCTCCACGATCTCCTCGTTGACCGTGTCCTGATCAATAATCAACGTGTACGGCGTGGTCGACGGGTAGCCAGTAGCAGCAGCAACGGTCATCGTTGTAGCTGTGCTGTTGATGTCACCCGTCAGCGTGGTGCGACGAGCAACAGATGAGTAGTAGCGAGAAGGTGCCATCCGTATTCCTATCGGGTGTAGTGGCTACGTGTCGGATAAATGCGCTGCAGACTCTGCGCCTCTTCTGCCAAACGCATCTGGTACATCTGAGTGAAATACCGACCCAGCTGAGTGGACTGATTGCCACGCAACTGCTGGGCAGCAACATCGGCCTCAGCCGACATGCCGGAAAGGTGAGCGGCATCAAAGAACGGAACCATCCGGTACGCCGCACCCAAACGGATCACATCCTGAGTGCTATCCGGCAACCCGGTCACCGTGGAGAAAACATCCGATCCGTTCGTCATCTGTGTAGGTACTGTCGTGTACACAACCTGCAAGGTGCGACCCGGCAGGATCGCGTCATACACGCTCAACGAGGTGCCGTTAGCGAAAGACGTAGTGTTAGCGTTCCGGTCGAGCCTCCAGCGCCGAACCGGCAGCCACTCCTTGGTTGGGCCGGTAGTTGACCACGTAACCGACAGGATCTCTTTCACGCCGGCAGGCAACGGGTATGTCGTCTTAGCTGCGGTGTAGGCGATGGTGGTGGTACCGACGGCCCACAGATCTGGGAACACCGCAGTAATCGATTCGTTAATGGCCTGCTTCACCAGGCTTCGCGGGAACAGGGGAGCGGAGATAACGCGGGTACCCGATGCGTGTGCTGCAGCAGTCGATCCACGGAAGCCACGCCCGTAGGGCGGGACGGTCAACGTGGTGGCGACCTTGTCTACATCGTCCACCCAGATCAGTTCATCGCCGATCTCCACGAGGCCACGACTAACGGCCTGAGTATTGGCGACAGTCAATGTCGTGTCGGAGTCGGTCGCTGGCTGCGTCAAGTGCGTGGACTGATCCTGCACCGTGCTGAAACCATTCATGTACATGATCGTTTGCTCGATCATCTGGTCAAACGTGGTCACTAGGAATCAGCCCCCAGACGGTTCACAGCAGCGGCTGCCTTCTTGGTTGTGATCATGGAAGTAGGTGGGTCTTTCTGAGCGTTGTAGGGCCGTCCTAGAGCCTTAGTTGCAGCCTTAGCGGCATCCACTTTCTCCTTGGTTGTGCCCTCAGGCATGATGCCGTGGGACGTTGCCTCGCGGAACGCCGAAAGGTCGGACTTGGTCTTCTCGTACATCTTCTGCATCGGGCTATTGACAGTCGCAGTAACCGTCACGTTCGCCGACTGCAGGCACTCCGCATACGAGGAGTGATCCTTCGTCTTACAACCTTCTCGGCAAATCATTCAACACTCACATAACTGCCGTACCCCGCTGCATCAACAACGGCGTACTCGGCATCGGTAAGGATGTGTTCACGACCACCACCGAAGTAGTAGTCAGCGGCATCGATCTCGTCCTGAGACGGATCGGAAACTTCAGTTGCGACACCGCCAGTAATCAGCAGGGATATCCCCACGAGTACCGGGTATCTGCTGAGGAGGATGTGATCGGTGTACGCAATCTCTTGCGTAGGTGTGCGCAGGACGTAAGTCACATGTTCTCCAAAGGGTTGTAGTAGGGGGCCACGGAATTGCAACGTCGTGACCCCCCACTACGAGGGCTTCGATTAGGAAATCGAAGAGGACGACTCAATGCGGTAGAGAGCCTCCTGGCGGTACACACTCCAGCCCTGGAGCGAGTACCAGCCGACCGGACGGTCGCGCATGAGCTTGTCAACGACAGGCCCGATGACGATTCCCGGCTCGACTGCGGTGGCCTCTGCGAGAGCCTGCTGTCCACACACGAACGTGCGGTACACGACCTCGCTGGAGTCACCGTCAGCCGCGCTGTACGCACGCGGGGTCTCCACGACGTAAGCGCCGCCGTACACGCCGGTCACGGCGTTCAACAAGTTGCCGACATTCGGCTCGGTGTACTTGTTGATGTCCTCAAACGCCAACGCACCAGTCTCCGCACGCAGGTCGTGCGCGACGAGCGGGTGCATGTAGGCGGCGTAGAGGGTGCCGACCTTGGGGACGGCCTTGCCGGCACGCAGCTTGGACACAGCCTTGCGGAGAT